CTTTGATGCTGAAGGACAGCACGGCAAAGCATTAATGCAATTATACAAAGATAACGAACACAACAACTACCATTCAGAAAACAATTTACTATTAGCAAAAGCATTTGGTACCCCTAAAGAAGTAAACATGGTAGAGTTAATTATTAAAAAGAATCAAAAACAAGGCTATACATCACCAGAAGATAACGAATGGATGTATCTTAACATAAACAAAAAATATTATAAAGAACTAGTTAAAGGCTCACTCGGTGAAGCCTTTAAAGAAAATAATAGTCCTGGTGCTAGACGAGATGCTAGGCTAAAAAGAAAAAACGCCTATTTACAAAAAACAATGGCAAAGTATCGTCAAGCATCTAAAATGGGTATGGATCCGGCTAGGGTTAATCAACGAAGGAATACCCCAACTTTGACTAAATCAGAGAGTATATTTGATGAGTAAACTAGCAGAAGAAATGAATACATTTATGAAAATGGTTAGCGGCCAGGATTCAGTTATTGCCGCAGTAGATAATATAGTGGAAAAACAATCACATCAGTCGATACACGATATTCTACAAGATCATCCTAAAGAAGTTGATTTATTTAAACGAAGCCCCGAAACATTTAATTTAGAAAAACATCCAGAGTTTTATAAAGCCTTATTTGACTTATATAATAATTCAGGTGAAATGCCCCATCAAGTAGTAAAAGCATCAAGCGAAAGATATAAAGCACAATGGGTATGGGATAAATTACGTGACGAATTAAGTGGGTCAGAACCAACTGACTTTAATTCAAATGACGAAGCACCATACGATGACTTTGGTATGGATTTAGAATATGATGACGATAATGATTGGGGTGGATTTGATAGTTTTGAAAGTAAAGTATCTAAAGACTTAGATGAAGTAGAAGAAGAAGATTGTTCTTCTTGTAACGGCACAGGCTGGGAAAGAGTTTCCAGTGACGAAGATGAAAGAGGTTGTGATGATTGCGGTGGCACTGGCAAAGTAGATAGTGTTGATGAATGGGTACAAGATAGTCCAAAACAAGGCTTTAGTGGACAAGAGAGAAACTTTATACAAGAATTATGCCTTAGAATGGATGGTGTTAGTAAAAGCCCAGAAGGTTTAAAATGGATGGGTAAGTCAAAGACTTGGGACGAAGGCAATGTTCTAAGTGACAAAGGAAAACTAACTACACTAATGCTTTGGACTAAGAAAAACATAGACGACTTATACCATAGAATGGGAAGTGAGTTTCAAGTATACTCCGACGGCAATGACGAAGGTCCTTCAGGACGAGGTCAATCAGATGGTAACCAAATTCTTCAAAACATTATTAAGAAGATTGGCATGGTATCAGAAGACAACGAAGACGATGATCGTTTAGTAAGTAATTGCTGTGGCGAATATGAAGACGATAGAGTTACTGGAGGATTGGAAGCAGGTGAGCATGGTAGATGTAGTAATTGTCACGATATGGCACAATTCATACCAGCAAAAGAATTTCATGAATCAGAAGAAAAATTAGATGAAATAGACCCAAGCAGATCACCATGGACTAAATCAGGTAAACATCCTGGAGCAATGAATCGAGAAGAATTAGAAAAAGAACTTGAAGTATTTGATGAACTTCAAGCATTAGGATTTACTTTATCACCAAAAGAAATAATGCAACGTGATTCGTTAAACAACTACTTGTATAAGTAATTCGTTAACTACCCATATAACTAATTAACCCTATAAGTATTACTATGCTTATAAATGAACTCAACAATCGCAAGAATACTTCGTACGATCCTGATTTAAATAGCAAAGGACCGTTAGATAGTCCAAAACAAAGCAAAGAAGGTCGTAGGTTTTGGGAGAATCATGTCTGGCAAAACTTTAACTATACTTACAACAGCGATGGCTTTAGACAATCTGGTCCTTATCCCGATGCTAACATAATTGCTATTGGTGATAGTTTTACTGAACACCACGGTGGTCCTGAAGATGAGGCTTGGCCTAAGCACGTTGGTAAGCCTGTTATTAACTTAGGCTTAGATGGTGCTGGCAATGACACTATCGCTGATATAGTAGAATGGGGTGTAAACAAATTTAAACCTAAAACAGTATTAGTAATGTTTAGTTACTTACATAGGTACAATGATAACGGTGAGTTTAAAGCAGATGACACTAATCACGAACAAAACCAAGAACGTATGTTACATAGTTTTGCTAGAATAAAAGAATATACTAAAGGATTGAACTTTTATTATTGCTTTATACCTGACTACCTTATGGTTAGAGATGTTGAATCTTATCACTTCAAAAAAGGCCCTTATGTAACGTCTGATGTACAATGGCTAGACAATAACTTTCCTGATCGCTTACAACTGTTTCCTGTTAAAAATTTAGACGGTAGCGATTTTAAATACGATCTTGCTAGGGACGGATTTCATTTTGGTCCTGAGACAGTTCGTCGTATTGGGTATAATTTCTCGCGACTTGTATAAATACAATTGAAGAGCAACGAATTTAACCCAATCGGTTGAGTTGATCAGAAATGCTTATTAATGTGGAGTAGATATACTTCGGCTTTGTACATAAGATAGCAATTCGAGTTAGTAAGTAATTGATAGGCGTCGGAATACTAGTTATCTTTCGTCACCCGTTCATAAAAGTGCTACCCAGAACGAGATTGGGTAAACAAACTATGTAAGGATTCTTTGCGAGAACAATTAAGGAAACGGTAGCACACTTCACTCTTTTTCAGAAATTTCCTTATTTTTTCTAATATGTGGTACAAATAAAGGGTACGGCGTTAATTCTTTTAGAAACTTTTCTTTCTTCTTAATCATTTTAAAAATACCTTCACCCCAATATATTACATCTGGTCTATTTTCAATAATTGATAATTTATGATCATGAGTACTAAGGCCTGTATGTAAAACTATTTTAGCACCTGAATACATTAAAGGAAGTATAGTATCTATTAATTGGTCTACTTGGTGTTTGGTGTCGTTTTCAATATATGCTACAGCCGGCATATCTTCGGTCGGCTGATAACCTTTTTCTAACTTAGATAATGTAAGTTTTCTTTCTTTTTTATCTTTATGCTGAATTAAAACATGGGTTCCGGCTACTTTTTTATTTGGATAGGTATATTGATCAACACCTTCAAATCTTCTAGTAAATAATAAACGTACACAGCCTTCGCCACTAGTGTATCTTCCGCCTTCCAGGCACATATCGCCTTCGCCTACCATTAGTACAGTTGGCTTAACTTTGTTGTACCACGCTTTTGTTAAATTGTTGGCATTATCAAAATAGAGAGTGTGTCCGCATTTTGCCGCGGCAAATACAATAGCCAATGTATTGATTGCTGTATGTCCTTTGACTGCTATGAGTTTTTTACTAAGGTCATATTTTGGATTAGGTTGTTCCCCTACACCGTGAACTAATGTTCCTGTAACTTTCATTGTGTTAAAGTAATTGGCCCAATAATTAACTACAGCAATGAATCTATTTTTATCTACCCAATTACCGTCGTCTTGTACAATTTTAAATTTGCCAAAATCTTCAATGTTAAAACTCATTTCTATTCTCCAATCAATTTATATTAGTATGTATCTGGAAAAGAACTTGACTTCTATAGAAAGTGGTAGTATAATATAAGAGTTATAACAAAATTAACCTTAAGGAGAAATATCAATGACATCTGATAAAGTCTTTAATCAAGACGAAAAACTAAAACTAACCCAAATTATTAATGAGGGCATGACAGTCATGCAAGAAGTAGAAGATTTAACTGCTGGACTAAATGAAACAGTTAAAGCCATTTCTGAAGAATTTGAAATTAAGCCTGCTGTACTTAAAAAAGCAATTAGAACAGCACACAAAGGCAACTTTGCTGAAGTTAGCACAGATCAAGACTTGCTAGAAACTATTTTAGCAACTGTTGGCCGTGCTTAATGGAAAATATAAAAAAGTTTTGGATTAATTCATATACTAGTGACAAAACAGCATTTGGATTCGAACTTGTAAGTTTTGTATTTACTGTAGCGGCCAGTTTAACATTGGCCTTAACTGCATTGGACCCTGACTTACGTTACATATACCCATTGTTTTTTGTTGGCTCAAGTACACAATGCTATGCTTCAATGAGAAGAGGAGCGGCATGGGTAATGCTACTAACTGGATGGTTTGTATGTGTTAACGTATTCGGATTCCTAGTAGCCATGGCATGGGTTTAGATAATTATTATAACAGGAGCAAACATTAATGTATGTAGACGCTTTCTTTGATCGACAACGAGATAGAATTCATATCGTTGAGCGTGACAAAAATCAACAACGACAATATTACGAGCATCAAGCAAAGTATGTAATGTACTATGACGACCCTAAGGGTAAGTTCAAAAGTATATATGGCAATCCTGTTAGTAGAATTCAATGCCGTAGTAATAAAGATTTTAGACGTGAAAAAGCACTTCATGTAAATGTTAAAACATACGAATCAGATATGAATCCTGTATTTCGTTGTTTAGAAGAAAACTATCTCGGACAGAACGCTCCGAAACTACAAATAGCATTTTTTGATATTGAGGTTGACTTTGATGTTAGCAGAGGTTTTAGTCCTCCAGAGGATCCGTTTAATCCAGTAACAGCAATTTCAATATATTTACAATGGGCTGAACAACTAGTTACATTGTTAGTTCCACCTAAAGGAATGTCAAAAGAAGAAGTTGAAAAAATATCAAACAAGTTTGAGAATACATTTGTATTTGATAAAGAAGAAGAATTGCTTAAAACTTTCTTAGACTTAATCGAAGATGCTGATGTGTTAAGTGGCTGGAACAGTGAAGGTTATGATATTCCGTATATGGTTAACAGAGTTAAACGTATGTTAAGCAAAGATGATACAAGACGTTTTTGTTTGTTTGGGCAGTTTCCTAAAGAACGTAGATTTGAAAGGTTTGGTAAGGAGAATGTTACATTTGATTTAATAGGTCGTGTACACATGGACTATATGCAACTGTATAGAAAATATACCTATCACGAAATGCATTCCTACTCATTAGATGCTATTAGTGAATATGAATTAGGAGATCAAAAGGTTCCATACACAGGAACATTAGACCAGTTATATAACAACGACTGGGAGAAGTTTATTGAGTATTCTAGACAAGATACAATGCTACTTAATAAACTAGATGAGAAACTTAAATTTGCTGATCTAAGTAACGAACTAGCACATCAAAATACTGTATTAATACAAACAACAATGGGTGCTGTTGCTGTTACTGAACAAGCAATTATTAACGAAGCACACGAACAAGGCTTTGTAGTTCCAGACAGGCGCAAACACGAAGGTAATACACAGGCCGCAGGTGCTTATGTGGCATATCCCAAAAAAGGTCTACATGATTGGATTGGTGCTCTCGATATTAACTCGCTGTATCCTAGTGCCATTAGAGCATTAAATATGGACCCAGCAACTATTGTAGGACAACTTAGACCTGATTACAATGACGCTCATGTTAACGAAGCAATGGGCAATAAAAAAACATTTGCTGAAGCATGGGAAGGCAAATTTGGTAGCACCGAATATCAAATGGTTATGGAGCAAGACAAAGTAGATGAGATTGTTGTTGAATGGGAGAATATGCCTAATGAAATATTAACAGGTGCTGAAATTTATAATAAGATCTTTAAAAACAATAAAAAGTGGATATTAAGTGCTAACGGTACTATTTTTACACATGAAACAAAAGGTATTATTCCTGGCTTATTAGAACGCTGGTATAAAGAAAGGCAAGACATACAAAAAGTTAAGGCTTCAGCAAAAACACCAGAAGAGAAAGCATTTTGGGATAAGAGGCAACTTGTTAAGAAAATTAACTTAAACAGTTTGTATGGTGCTATCTTAAATCCAGGTTGTAGATTTTTTGATAAACGTATTGGACAAAGTACAACATTAACAGGTAGAACTATTGCTAAATTTATGAGTGCTAAAGTCAACGAGATGATTACAGGTGACTTTAATCACAGAGGTGATAGTATTATTTACGGTGATACAGATTCTGTATATTTTAGTGCTTGGCCTATGTTAAAAGATGCTGTCGAAAAAGGTGAAATGGAATGGAGTAAAGATATATGTGTTAAACTATACGATAATATATCAGAACAAATGAACGAAGAATTTCCAAAGCATATGAAAGAGGCTTTTAATTGTCCAAGAGTTAATGGAGAAATTATACAAGGTGGCAGAGAAATTGTTGCCATCAAAGGATTATATATTACAAAGAAAAGATATGCGGCCTTAATTTACGACTTAGAAGGTTCACGTTTAGATCAACATGGTAAACCAGGCAAAGTAAAAGCAATGGGATTAGATCTTAAACGTAGTGATACACCAAAAGTAATACAAGACTTCTTAAGTGATATATTATTAGGAGTACTTACTGGTGACGAGCGTGAAACAGTAGTTGAGAAGATTAGAAACTTTAAACAAGACTTTAAACACAGGCCTGCTTGGGAGAAAGGCAGTCCTAAACGTTGTAACAACTTAACAAAGTTTACTGAAGCAGAAAGACGTGAAGGCAAAACAAATATGCCAGGTCATGTTAGAGCAAGTATGAACTGGAATACTTTGTGTAGAATGAATCACGACAAGTATAGTGAAAATATTATGGACGGGCAAAAAGTTATTGTTTGTAAACTAAAACCTAATCCAGCAGGATTTGTAAGTGTAGCATATCCAACAGATCAATTACACTTACCTCAATGGTTTAAAGACTTGCCGTTTAATGATGCTGAAATGGAAAAAAGTGTAATAACAAGTAAAGTAGAAAACTTACTAGGTGTACTAGATTGGGATTTAGCAAGTGATACAAATATGTCAACAACATTTGATTCGTTGTTTGATTTTGAATAGGAAAATATGAAAATAAGTGTAACAGGTAGCAGAGGTTTTATAGGTAGTAGACTAACTGAACTACTAACAGATCTAGGACACGAAGTAATTGAATGGGATCACCACATCAACGAAAAACGAGATATAAAAGAATGGAACCATGAAGGTTGTGATGCTGTTGTACATTTGGCTGGATATGCCAATGTACGAAAAAGTTTAGAAAACCCCGAAAAGTATTGGCACAATAATGTTGAGTTAAGTAAAAACTTATTTCATTTAGCATTGAAGGCTCAAAAACAGTTGCTTGGCAATTTCAGAATTATATATGCTAGTAGTTCTTGTGCTAAGAAATGGTGGCTATCACCTTATGGTACAAGTAAAAAGGCTATGGAATTAATAGCACCGCCTAGAAGTTTAGGTATGAGATTTACAACTGTATACGGACCTGGCAGTAGAGAAGATATGTTAATAGGTCGTATACGAGATAAGAAATTAAAATATGTTACAGATCATATTAGAGATTTTATCCATGTTGATGATATATGTAATGCTATTATTACGAACTTAAACGATACTAAACTCAACGGAGTTATTGATGTTGGCACCGGCACAGGTGTAAAGATTAACGAACTTGCTAAAACATTTAACATTGATGTTCCTTTACAAAACGGTGACCAGTGTGAAGCAAAAGAAAATGTCGCAGATACAGAAGTTCTATTAAAAACAGGCTGGCGGCCTAAATACAATGTAGAAGATTACATAAAGGAGATAGTATAATGGTAAAACCTTATCAATGGCTGGCCTGGATTGCTACTGTAAGTTTATTAACAGCCGCTACTTTAGCCGCATTTAATATTCATCCTTTGTATATTTGGGCATTTATTATTAGTAACAGTCTTTGGATACTAGTTGGTATCCTTTGGAAAGAGAAAACTGTAATAGTTATGAATACTGGATTATGTGGCATATACATAGTCGGACTGTTATTAGGAAAAATATGAAAAAAAGAAAAACCACAACACTCCTTGAATCACTAGTAGTGTTTGGTGTTGTCACAATCGTATATGGATTGTTTATACTATACTATTAATTAACGGAGATAATATGAAACAACTAAAATTATGGGAAATGATTATATTAGTAGTGTTCTTCCCTATATTCTTTATTAACTACTTACAATCTAAAGGAGATTAAAATGGACGATAATACTTTAGATATACAACAAAATGTCGGTGATGTGGGAGGAAACTTTACAAAAACAATAGTAGTCGACTCTGATATTACAGGACCAACTAGTACTAGTAGTGATGTTGAGGCAGGTATTGAGTTTATCTATAATATGCGAGAACATATAGTAGATATTGGTATCGCTACAATATATGGACTTATAGTATATGCCGCAGTACTTTGGATAACCAAAAAAATAAAAGGATAATACTATGAGAACAAAAATTAGAATGCAATCATCAGAATCACCCCACTACTATACACGACATAAAAACAATAGACTACATCCAGAAAAAATGAAGTTGAATATGTATGACCCAGTTGTACGAAAGCACGTGGTGTACAATGAGAAAAAGATTAAGAAATGAAATTTATTATAGCAGGATATGGATTTGTTGGTAGTGCTATTGGTGAGTTGTTATCAAAGCATCATAAAGTAATACCAGTAGACCCTAGACTTAATAGCAATAAAATAAAAGACCATTTACAAACAGCAGATGGCCTTATTATTGCTGTAAGCACTCCTCCTCTTAGTAATGGTGACTGTGATGCTAGTAACATACAAAATGTATTAGAACAAGTAGTTTGGCCAGATGGCACTGAAGCAAATTTCAATAATCCAATTCCAATTTTGATTAAAAGTACAGTACCATGGGTTACATTAGAACCTTGGGCAGAGAAGTATAATATTACATACTATCCTGAATTCCTAAGAGAAGAAACAGCATTAGAAGATTTTATTAATCAAAAATATTGTATACTAGGTGGCAAGAAAACAAAGTTTTGGGCAGACATATTACGAAACGAATTGCCATTAGTTGAACACATACACACTTGTACAGTACAAGAAGCAAGTATTGTAAAGTATTTCGCTAATAGTTACTTGGCAACTAAACTTACATTCTTTAATCAATTATTTGAATTATGTAATGTAGTAGATGCTGATTATGATACAGTTAGTAACTTATTAGGATTAGATAAAAGAATTGGGGGCGGCCATTCAACTGTTCCTGGTAATGATGGTAAGTTTGGTTGGGGAGGACATTGTTTTCCAAAAGACACCAAAGCATTATTAAATGTCGCGAAAGGTTTGGACATAGATCTATCGCTATTGGAAAAAGCCGTTGAATTGAATAAAATTCATCGAAAAAAGACTTGACTTTAATACACGAACAAGTTATAATATAATATAAATGGAGAACAAATCAATGAAAGATTATTTACAAGATATAGTACATCATACACACGGCTTGGGTTTTATTGACCTAGTTAAGATTGAGGGTACAGACGAAGAAACAATACTAGAAGGTCTAGCAGAAGACCGTAGTGTTATTATTAAAGCAAAGTTTAAAAACCCAGTAGCAGAGTTTATGGGAACGTTTGGTATGCCAAACTTAAATAAATTAGACTTGCTATTGAAAATTCCAGTTTACAAGGACAATGCTAAACTAGAATTACAAAAACAAGAACGTAATGGTACAGAAGTTCCAGTAGGAATACACTTTGAAAACGAAAGCGGCGATTTTAAAAACGATTATCGTTTTATGACTAGCGAACTTATAAGCGAAAAACTTAAAAGTGTTAAGTTTAAAGGTGTTGAGTGGAATGTAACTATTGAGCCATCAGTGGCGGCTATACAAAGATTGGCTTATCAGGCCCAAGTACATTCTGAAGAAGCAACATTTATTGCTAAAACAGTTAATAACAATTTAGAATTTGAATTTGGTGATCATTCAACACACGCTGGTAATTTTGTATTTCACCCAGATGTAGCAGGTAAACTTACACACGGTTGGGCATGGCCAGTACTACAAATTCAAAGTATTTTAAAATTAGCAGGTGATAAAACTATGATGATCTCCGATTCTGGGGCGGCACAAATTAATGTTGACAGCGGACTTGCTGTTTACGAATACATATTACCAGCACAAAGCAAATAGGAGAAAAAATGTTAGCAAGTTTTATATATGTAAGTCGTGAAGCATTAGAAATGATGTTTTTGACTTTATTAATATCAACAACTATTGGAATGAACTGGAAAGTTTATTCTGCTGGTGCTATAGGATTATTAGCAGGACTAGGATCAGGAGTAGTATTAGGTGACTTTTTAGAGAACTATGAAGTAGGTATGTATACTTTACTTTCAGCATTAATGCTTTACTTGTTCTATACTAGTAAAAATATGGCACAACATATTAAAGGACACGTTGAAACAATTCAAAGTGGGCAACAAGGAATGCTTGTAGGATTGTTTACAATATTCTTTATATTTGCTAGAGAATTTATGGAAATTTTTATTTTTATGTTCCAAGCAGTAAATAATACTAAAGAAGGATGGGTTGGTGCCACACTTGCTGTAGCAATAATATTTGGCTGTTTCCCAGTAATAAGAAAATATGTAGATACATCAACATTGTTTAAAGTAACTAGATATGCTTTCTTAGTATTTGCTTTTTGGTTTGGCTATGAAGCATTAGAACACGCTCATATTTTATGATAGAATAATGGAAAAAGACCTAACAAAAGAACAAAAAGATTATGCTATATTTTTACCTGCTATAAGTTCTTTTTATTCTACATTTATAGGTAAGCAACGCTATCCAGATCCTGTTAAAGGAATATACGTTGACCCTGCTCGTATTCCAAAGAATATGCCATTTGGTGTAGAAAGTGGTAACTGGTTAGAACCAGCCGCTGGTATATGGAACTATAAATGGAGTTTGTATTCGGCTGGACACGCCAGTTTAGAACTAGGAAGAATAGACAAAGAAGATATGACTCGTAACCGAGATCGTAATAGCAGTTGGTTACTAGGTGACTCGGGTGGCTTCCAAATTGGTAAGGGTAAATGGGAAGGTGATTGGCGAGCAGGAAGTGGCTGTGCTAAAGCACAAAAGAAAAGAGAATTAGTCCTTGCTTGGATGGACGAGTATATGGATTATGGTATGGTGCTTGATATTCCGGCTTGGGTCTCACGTTCACCTGAAGGTGCCA